TAATTCTAATGTCCTTAACCGCATATAAGCAGTCTCTCTAGCCTGAAGATCAGCGTAATCGCTAGTTGCGAACTTATTAAGTTCAGCAGTCCTAAGATCAGTCATCATTTCCTGAAAGAATTCATCCTTCAGTAGATTCTCAGCCCATTGAACTTTACTCATGCTGTAAGATTTCCTAGCTCTTTGATTGCCTTCAGGACAATATCAGCCTGACGTTGGCGTGTTTCCTCGTCTGCCAAGTCCATCGCTAAGATAGCCTGTAGTTGTTTAACCGCTAACTCAGCCTCTTTAATCTTCATATCGGCTTCTTGCTGGCGTGTTTTCATCGCCATCTCAAGACCCTTGCGAGTAAACTCAGCCTCTAACGACTGACGCTCTAGCTGTAACTTAGCAGCCTCAATCTCTGCCTTAGCCTGTGTCTTTTCTCGCTCTACCTCAGCAAATATCTTAGTAGCCTCTGCTTGCTGATCTGGTGAAGGAGGCTGTGGCTGTGACAACTTCTCGTTAATCTCAGGCGTAATCTCGTTAAGGAAAGCGTTAGCATCCTTGAAACCAGCCGATTCAATCAGTCGTGCTAACGTATCTCGATACTGAGCCACAGATACCAGAGGATTTGATGGGCCAAACTGAGTAAGAATCTGCTCTTGCTTGGCTAGAATCATCTGCAACATGGCTAGCTTCTGCTCACGATCACCTGAACCCAAACCCACGTTAATCGCTACGTCGTACTGGTTAGTCCATGTTCTCGGATCAAACGTTACGAACTTGCCACGCATACGGACAATCTTTGCCGTATCCTGATACTTGCCCAATAGATGCAGAATCCCCTTAAACAGCGACTTTACGCCTGTCTCAGCAAAGATTCGCGCTATTAACTCCAGCTTGCCAGAGTTCGACTTCATCATCGCAGCAATAGCTGTAGCGGAAACATTGTTCAGTACGTCAGGATCAAGACCTTGCTGCTGATCGCTAACGCCTGTGCGTTTAGCCTGAACCTGATCCATGTACTCAAGCAATGGGAAAGCCTGAGCCGTTACCGCAGGAACCTCTAGCGGCATCACAGCACCAGCAGACTTCACCCGAACAATACCGCCCGGAGTTGCATTAAGAGCATCGTCTAGGTTTACTTGACCGTCAACGATAGCAACACGCGCATTATTCGTCAGATACAGGTTATCCAGCATTTGACGAGTCACGGTGGACTTGATTAGCTGGATGTCCATTGTCCGGTCTGCCAACGACTGACCAAAGAACTTATGCGGAATCGGAATTGGACAGAGACTATGGAACGGAACTAGATCACATTCCTCGTCATCTAGGATTTCGTTGCCAGAATAGGTAATCTTACGCAGTTCAGCGATACCATCACCGTTAACGTCAATGCGGATATAGCACTCGTAGACCTCGACCACCTGCATCGTGTAGTCAAGGCTAATGTTCTCATCAGGCTGCTCACCCTGACTGAATCGAGCAATACGCTCTGTCGTGTACTGGAGATCATCATAGCTAGGCAAGCCATCGATAATGTCCTTGTCAAAGCCCATAGCCGCTAGTTCGCTACGAGTCATCAACTTACGATGCGCTACGAACGGGCTATCTTCAATCGTTCTAGCCGACTTGCTAATCAGGAATTCTTCAGGTGGTACGTTCTCAATCTTGACGCAGCCGTATTTCTTGACCTTCTTGACCTTGACCGAATACAAAGGAATCTGAATCGGCATCCCCATCGGATCAATGCCACCATCGATCAACTCGACATTTTGGCTAGTCACCTCAATACTCGGATCACTCAGGAGCAGAGCTAACTCATCCTCGGTCAGATTCTTATAGCTTTCCTTGTTGACATCTTCCTTGGCATCCCAATAAGCCTTGACCACGCCAACCTTTGCCATTAGCGCGTCTTTGAACCAGTTATGCAGGATGATTAGCCCATCGTTCTCACGATAAAAGACCCAATTACAGTAGTCTGTGGCTTGTTTAGCTGACTGCTCGTCATCAGGAGTCTGAGGCTCAAACGAGACAATGTCCTCTGTGGTGGTAAACACTCGGATAAGTTGAGGCAAAGCACCATCGATAGCCTCTGCTACCTCGCCAGTTACGATCTGGCTTCTGCCCTCTACCTCGTTGCCATACGGATAACGAAGATAGTATTCAAGAGCCTTAGCCCTCTGGTCGGTCGTTTCGGTGTCGATGTATCCAATCGAGTTATCAATCTCGTTATCTAGGATACTTTTGATTTCACCTTGATCCATCTTCATAGCAAACCCCTAAGATTTTGCTAATTATACAATCCATTTCGTCGAAATTGGCAATGCTGACTGCCATGAGGAATCAGTCTCGTCAAGACCTATCGCTAGGTATCTAAACGCATCCGAGTAGTGGCTAGACCAATCATGCAAAGGCTTCTCATAGAATATCTGTCTACGCTCGTCATGCTCTCGACGGTAGTTCCGTAGCGCATCTAATCCGTTCTTTGTTCTCGGATTGAACCAGCATCTCGGCAACATACGTCGCACAGCCTGTATCCCGTCGGCAACGCTAAGTCTCGGAGCAACCCTGATGTTAAGTCCAGCTTCCTCCAGCACTTCCTTACGACTCTTGCCTGTTCCGAGTTCTCTAACCTGTACATCATGCGGCAGGATTTGCTCATATTTCTCATAGCCGTTATCCCTTAGCCAGCCCACGTACCAGTCCAGACCTACGCCATGATTCTCGATGCAATCAATAAGTCTGATCTCTTTCCCTGCCAGTTGAGCAATCCAAATCGCAGTCGAATCACCCATGCCCAAATCCCAAGCAGCGTAGCTACGGCACAGACTATCGTTAGGAAAGTCGCTAATACGACCATTGCTCTCAAGATCGTTAATGAGCTTGCCATAGTAAGACCCCTCAACCGCTGCGTTAAAGGAACACTCGAACTCTTGGTTATACCTGTCCTCACCCATCTCTCGATAGGCGGCTTTCAGTTCCTCGTTAGGTAATACGCCTGTCTGGCTAGCCTTGAACTCTAGGAACTTCCAGCCTTCCTCAGACTTGGCTCTATCCGCTAACTCAGCGAAATGGTTATTGCCTTTAGGAGTGCCAATGAAACAAGCCCACCCACGACGGTCGGCAAGAGCAGGTCTGACGATTTCGTTCCAAATACGTGGGTTCTGATCGCCAACTTCGTCGATAACCACGCCATCAAAATACTGACCCCTAAGACTGTCAGGATTATCAGACCCGTATAGACTAATCCTACGCCCATAAAAATCAGCACGTAACTCAGAGACATTGTAGGTAGCTCCTAGTGGTCTGGTGTACTTCTGTAGGTAATCCCACGCTACTCGTTTGGCTTGCCCATAGGTAGGCGCAATGTAGGCAAATCGTGGGTCTGGCTTGTCGCACTCGATAGCGGACTTGATAAGGTGATTGATTGCGGCAACACTTTTGCCCATACGTCTATGAGCAACCACCACAGTAAAACGATGCTGCTCAATGGCATCATGTATCTCTAGCTGCTGCTCTCTAGGCAGGTAGTCGATAACTATCTCTGTCATGCAGTCTTTTGATACCCGCAGTTCAGACACTTGCTATTGACCAGAAATGCGCTGCACATAGGGCAATTAGTCGGCTTGTAACTCATTTCTTTCCACCCCACTTGATAACCATCTCTTGAGCTTCCCCATCCTTACCCGTTACTTCTGTCCTAGCCAGCTTAGGTATATGGTACTCAGATAGCTTGTTCATTAGGTCTAGTGCCTTGTACGGGTCTTCTGCTGCAACCTCGTTTAGCCACTTGTCCATGTTAGGCGCATTACGCTCCAATAGATTAGCAATAGCCTCTCTAACGATTGCTGTGGACTTATTAGGCACTCCTTTAGGTCTGCCCGGACCTGCTAGTCCCTCTCCGATTTTTGGTGTTTCTTTAACGTTATTTGTTTCCATTTGTGCATTATCCTTTGGATGTCATGCTTACTTCTTTGGTTTCTTCTCTTGCTTCTTTGGTAAGTCTACTTGAGTTGATCCTATTAGTCCTACTGGCACTCCTGCTGCCAGAATGTCTGTCGATCCCATCTTAGCTGGATCAAACTGAGCAAACTTAGATCGTATCTGCGACGGATTGAATACAACGCCTACATCAATTAGTTTTGCTGTTCCTGCTCCCGGATCATAAGTGTTTCTCATAATCAACGCATCATGCCCACCAGCTTTAGCCTGAGCAACAAGGTCTGCGTAAGTCTGATCTCTATATGCGCTACCCTGAAAGTCATACATCATAGGGTTCTTGTACCGCAACGCTATCGGCAAGACATTTGCCCCACTCTGAACATCCAAAGCCAATCTTTCTGCTGTCAGCGACTTATATCTATCAATCGCATTTACTACGTCAGCCGCTTTATCCTTACCAAATTTACTAATGTATTCTTTTTTAACAACATCTAATTGAGCAGGATTGTTATACCAACCATACCCCATAAGTTTCTTCAGTTCTGGACTGGCATTTTCTACTTTTGCCAACATTTCATCACGGGCATCGCCATGCTTAGCAACCAATGACTGCGCTTGGTTTATTCGTCCTATCTCTAAATCCTCAGCAATTTGTGTCTGCTTTTCATATTCAGACCAGTTTCTATTTTTCTCAGCAGCAGCAGCTTTACGCATTGCTTCTCGGTACTCCCTACTTCCACCAATCTGAGCATAACCAGAAGCCTGATCCGCACCGTGACCTTTCATTGAAACCGTATTCATGGCTTCAATTTCAGCATCTGATTTACCTAATCTTTTCAAGAAAGCAATAGTATCTGGGTCGTTAGATTTGCGAGTCATCTCCTTCGGTGGAGCAATCGGGTCTCTGGCAAAGAAAAACCCTTGCTTTGCACTAGCAGCACCAGTAGCCTCACCAAGCAAATCTGTTTTGAATTCTTTAATATCTCCTGTCGTACCGTGATACCAGCCAGTATCGTAACCCTGTTCCAATCTCCTCTGTTCTGGGGTACCGAGCAAACCTGAAGCAACTTTAGGAGTCTTGATGCTGCTCTGGAACTGAGCGAGATCAAATAGCTTCTGATAGTACGGAGTCTGCGTTATATCTCCACCAGCTTGCTGAACAGCACGATACTGCTGCTCCTCTGCCTTAGTAGGCAAATATCTAGCCGTAGCTTGAGTCAGCCATTCCTGCGGATTGCTAGCAAGCAACCCAATACTAGAC